TTTTAATACCAATTATATTAATATTAAGTGCTTGTACTAGTTTTAATGAAGAAAAAATTGTAACACAAGAAGTATACATAGAAAAGACGCCATTAGATTTAAACATGCCGTCATCTGTTGAGTGGAGAGATTTTGAATTCGTTGTAGTAACGCCAGATAATTATGAGGAAGTTTTGAAAGAATTGAGAGATAGCGGAAAGAGTACTGCTCTGTTTGCATTGAATGAAGATTCTTATGAGAACTTATCTATTGTAGTTACTGATATGAAACGGTATATGGGCGAACAAAAAGTTATTATCATGGAATATAAAAATTATTATGAAAAAGAAAATAAGGAATAAAAGATGGATACTCAAAGTCCACAGGCTACACGTTTAGATCGAATCGAAGAAAAGATTGATAGATTATCGGAAGCGATGATTTCAATTGCCCGCGCAGAAGAAAAGCTGGTAGCAATGGAAGCAAAGTATTCCCATCAGTATGATAGAATGAATCGGTTCTCTGAAAAATTAGATACATTGACTCTTAAAGTTGAAGAAAATGCTAGAACATCTGCTGTATTTCAAAAGGCCTTTTGGGTATTTTTCACCGCATTGATCGGTGGACTTGTTGCAAATTTTTATATGATGTCTTAATAAAAAAATCTTGACATATCTCGACAAATAGTGTACTATCTACTTTATACATGTAAAGTGGAGTTATGATGCTGTATATCGATAGAGCCTACATTCAAAGACTATCCCCACAATTAGAAGGTTTTGTGCAGAAGAAGAATAATCTGTACAACTGCCGTTGTCCATTGTGTGGCGATTCTCAGAAGAAAACCTACAAAATGCGTGGGTTTATTTACGAAAAAAAGAATAACTTCAGATATATGTGTCACAACTGCGGCGCAGGCATGTCTTTTGCCAATTTCTTAAAGAGTCAGAATGTATCTTTATATGAAGAATATGTAATGGAAAAGTGGAAAGAGGGTAAGTCCAACGCAGGCTCGCACAATCACGAAAAAGAAGTCAAATATGACTTTGATTTTAAACCTAAGTTTTCTACAAAATGTCAGTTTGATTATGGAGAAAGATTGACTGATCTTCATACATCACATCCAGCTAGACATTATTGCGATAATAGAAAACTTCCAAAACTAGATGTTCTTTACTACACACCAGATTTCAAATTTGTTGTGGACAAAGTATCAAAAGGACATAACATACCAAAAAATGAAAAACGAATTGTAATACCTTTTTTCAATGAAAAATGTGAACTTATTGCTTTGCAGGGTAGAAGTTTAGATCCAAAAAATTCATTGAGATATATCACTATTAAGGTTAAAGATGTTCCAAAAGTATATGGACTGGATAGAATAGACCCAGAAAAAACAGTTTATATAACTGAGGGCCCATTCGATTCTCTCTTTTTGGATAACTCTTTGGCCATGGCGGGTAGTGATGTAGACAAATCTTACTTTTCATCATTTTCGGATATAGTTTTTATATACGATAATGAACCAAGAAATCGTGAAATTGTTAAAAAAATCGAGAATACTATTGATGCTGGATTCTCTGTTTTTTTGTGGCCAGAAAAAATTAAAGAAAAAGATATTAATGATGTAATACTGTCGGGAATAGACACATTAGAATTGCAGAGCATTATAAGTAAGAATACCCATAAAAGTTTGGAAGCCAAACTCAAGTTGGCATCTTGGAAAAGATGTTAAAAAATCATAAAAATACAATATAAAAAGAGGAAAAGAGATGCTAAAAGTAGTTCAAAGTAATAAAGATTCCGATGCAAGAAATATCATGTCTCAGTCAAAATTCTATGAGGCATATAGTAGATGGATTGAAGAAGAAGAAAGATATGAGTCGTGGGATGAGTCTGTAAAAAGAGTTATGGACATGCATAGAAATTATTATAAAGATGTAATGACGCCGGAATTGGGTTTACTTATTGACGAAGCTGAGTCTCTTTATAAGTTGCAATACACTCTTGGCGCACAACGTGCTTTGCAGTTTGGTGGGGATCAGTTATTGAAACATCAAATGCGTATGTATAATTGTACATCTTCGTATGCGGATCGTGCAGCATATTTTCAAGAGTTGTTCTATATTCTTTTATGTGGTGCTGGTGCAGGGTTCTCTGTGCAGAAACATCATGTTGCAAAGATTCCACAGATTGCAGAAAGAAAGAAACAAGCAAAGGGTTGGAAAGTAGAAGACTCTATTGAAGGTTGGGCAGATGCACTTGGCGTTCTCATGTCTTCATATTTTGTCGGTGGTGGTACGTTTCCAGATTTTGAAGGCCGCAAAGTATATTTTGACTTGTCCGAAATTCGTCCACAGGGTGCAGAAATTTCTGGTGGATTTAAAGCACCAGGCCCAGAACCACTTAGAAAGGCACTTGATAAGATTGAACATTTGTTGCAATCTCTTGTGCTAGCAGGTTCATCTGAATTGCGCCCTATCCATGTGTATGATATCTCAATGCATGCCGCTGACGCAGTTTTAGCGGGCGGTGTAAGACGTTCTGCAACTATATGTCTGTTCTCTAAGGATGATGAAGAAATGATGGTTGCTAAGACAGGTAATTGGTTCATTGATAACCCACAGCGCGGCCGTTCAAACAATTCTGCAGTAGTGGTGAGATCTGAAATCACAAAGTCTGAGTTTTCTGATCTAATGAAACCAATCAAAGAGTTTGGCGAGCCAGGTTTTTACTTTGTGGATAACACAGAACATACAACAAACCCATGTGTAGAAATTGGAATGTTTCCGCAAATCGATGGTGAGTCAGGATGGCAGGGATGTAATCTTACAGAAATAAATGGCGGTAAGTGTACATCCAAAGAAGAATTTTTGAAAGCATGTCGTGCTGGATCTATAATGGGAACATTGCAGGCGGGGTACACAGATTTTAAATATTTAAATAAAACTACTCAAAGAATTTTTGAAAGAGAAGCACTATTGGGTGTATCTGTGACTGGTTGGATGAATAATCCAGAAATTCTTTTGAACCCAGAAGTTCAAAAGGAAGGTGCCGAGATGGTTAAGAAAGTAAATAAACAAGTTGCAGACTTAATTGGTATCAATCAAGCCGCAAGAACTACTTGTGTAAAACCATCTGGAAATGCATCTGTATTGTTGCAAACTGCGTCTGGTATTCATGCAGAACATTCTCCAAAATATATTCGTCATGTACAGATGAATAAGGATGCTGAAGTGGCCCAATTGATTGCACAGACAAATCCATATATGGTTGAAGAGTCTGTCTGGTCGAGCAGTAGAACTGACTACTGTATTGGTTTTCCTGTACTTTCTCCAAGAGGTTCTTTATATAAGGAAGACCTATTTGGTACTGATTTATTGAAGAAAGTCCAGTTAGTACAACAAAATTGGGTAGAGAGTGGAACCAATGAAGAACTTTGTGCAGACCCTACTGTGCGACATAATGTGTCTAATACGGTGACTGTTGCGCCGCATATGTGGAGTGAAGTAGAAGATTATCTATATGATAACAAAGATTATTTCGCAGGCGTTTCATTCCTTTCGGGTTCTGGTGATAAAGATTTCCATCAAGCTCCAATGACTGAAGTGTTAGATGAAGATGAGATCGTTGCAAAATATGGCAGAGGTGCAATGTTTGCGGCTGGTTTGATTGTCGATACACGCAAGGGATTTGATAACTTGTGGGAAGCAACAAGTATTGCTCAAATGCCACCAGAATATGCTGGAGAAGTTTCTGATTTACGTGCAGAATGGATTCGTAGGTTTCAGAAGTTTGCAGACAATTATTTCAGTGGAGACACAAAAGAAGCAGAATATTGCTTGAAAGATGTGTTCTTGCTTCATAAGTGGACTAAGATACAGCAGAACTTAAATCCTATCGACTTTAATACACAATTAGAAACTAAAAAGTATACCGATATCGATACTATGGGCGCTGTTGCATGTCAAGGTGGTGCTTGTGAGATCACTTTTTAATTATTCTAAATACACAAGAATAATTAAGGAGAATACTTTTGAAAACATTAGGCTGCAATGAATGTGCTGGTGAATTTTCGATTGAAACACTAAACAGCGAAGAAGTTCGTTTTTGTCCTGTCTGTGGAGAGGCTCTTGAAGACTTTATAAATATAGAGGAAGAGCTTGACATGGATGAGGATGAATGGTTAGAAGAGTAGGTGGAATTGATTATAGTTTAACATGCCCAGCGGTATGTATTTACGAAGGCGAGAAGGAAGATTTTGATTTTGAAAATTGTCAACTTTTCTTTCTTGCCAACCAAAAAAAATATGAGGATTTTCAGTATAAGAATATTGAGGGTTCTCAACAAATAAAAAAATACGAATTGCCAGAAGAAAGATATGACTTTATATCGGATTGGGCAATGGACATTTTAATTTCCCACAATATAGAAGACATAGCAATAGAAGATTATAGCTACGGATCTCAGGGAAAAGTTTTTCATATTGCAGAAAATACTGGTTTATTGAAATGGAAGATGTGGAATGCTGATATGAATTATAGTTTACTGGCCCCAACAGTAATAAAAAAGTTTGCAACTGGTAAAGGTAATGCAAACAAAGAAAAGATGTATGAATCATTTTTGATGGAGACATCTAGAAATCTCAACGAAGAATTAGAAATAAAATCAGAAAAGATAGGAAATCCTGTCTCTGATATTGTAGATTCGTTCTACATTTGTAAAATGGCACTTGATATATAAAGGAGATAATTTTGTCAAGAGATATAATTGAAAAAGAAGATCGTATAGCAATGAATGAGTGGTTGAAGAACAATAAGGTTTCTGTATGCCCTCCATATTTAAAGACGGATGATGAATTGATAGTCATGAAACATCCCAGAAAAAAGAAAAAGAGCTCTTGACATCCGACATCACATTTGGTATATTAAGTTGTAACAAAGAGAAAGATGATTCGATATGACACAGACTGATACAGAATTTATGACAGAAATGAACTACTTTGACACATATGGTGACAGTTGTGAATTTTCTACACGGTGGTCTATGTACGGCGAAAATATTCAAATGGACAATGAACATCCTTTCAAAACCCCTATGGTAATTCAAAACAAATGTGATGTATGGGGATATGATGCCTCTGCAATATGTACTGGAAAAACTTGGGGAGATATATGGCAGGCATGTGATGCAGTAATACGCAATTCATATGATAACGAAGGAAACCAAGACCATCATATCTTTATTGAAGATTTAGAATCTGTTGGTGATGGTGTTTGGGATTTGGTGACTGGTTCATGAATATTTTTCGACTTAATGATGACCCTCTAATCGCAGCAAGAGAGCAATGCGACAAGCATGTAGTCAAAATGATCGTAGAGAGTGGCCAAATGCTCTCTACGACACATCGTATGCATGATGGGCGGTTGACTAAACGACCGTCTAAATCGGGCAAGACGATGGTGAAATACTATGTACATCCGCAAGAAGATATGGAAGATATTTTATACAAGGCTGTACATTTTAATCATCCGTCTACTGTGTGGACAGGTGAATCTAAACAAAATTATATGTGGCACTTCAGACATTTTGTAGAATTATGCCATGAATATTCTTATCGATATGGAAAAGTACATGAGACAGAAAAACTTATTCCATATCTCGCAACTCCACCTAAGAACGTAACTACATGGGAAGAAACTCCATTTAAATTGGCCATGAAGTCAAATCCAGAGTGTATGTTTCCAGAAGATCCAGTCAAGTCTTACAGATTATTCTATCAGACAAAACAAGATCGTTTCAAGATGGTGTGGAGCAAACGACAGATTCCAGAATGGTTTCAAAAAAGTCCTTGACAAACCCCTGTGAATGTGTTATAAGTAATAATGTAAACAATATAGAGATAAAACTATGATCTTGATAGACCTAAGTCAAGTTATTATATCGAACCTAATGACCCAAGTGGGCCCTAAAACGGATGAAATCGATGAAGGCTTGATTCGACACATGATACTTAATAGTATTTTGAAAGTCAAAAAGAAGCATGCAGCAGAATATGGAAATATTGTAATCTGTTGTGATAATAAAAACTACTGGAGAAAGGATGTATATCCTTACTACAAATTTTCACGAAAGAAAGAGCGTGAATCTTCTGGTATTGATTGGAGTCTCATCTTCAATACAATGAATGAAATGAAATCTGATCTGCGTGAAACGTTTCCTTATAAGATTATCGAAACAGAACGTGCAGAGGCTGATGATATCATTGCTACATTGACACAAACCTATGCACCCTTTGAAAAAATCCTTATCATGTCTAGTGATAAAGACTTCAAGCAGCTGCAGAAGTATCCTAATGTTTCTCAGTATAGTCCTATACAAAAGAAATTTCTAGTAGAAAAGAATCCTCAGAAGTATCTGCGTGAACATATTATTCGTGGAGATAAATCAGATGGTGTTCCCAATTTCTTGAGCGATGATGAAGTGTTTGTAGAAAATCGCAGACAAAAACCCATCACTAAAAAGAATATTACTGAATGGCTAGACCTGTCTAGAAATCCCGAAGATTTTTGTGATGCAAATATGCTAAAACGATGGAAGCGCAATGAGTCTCTTGTAGACTTAACTAAAGTTCCCGATGAAATTAGAAGTAACATTCTAGAACAATTTGAAAACGATCCAAAAGGAGACATGAAGAAAGTATTTGACTATTTTATAAAGAATCGTATGATGTTATTGATGGAAGAAATTGATGCATTCAAGGAACAGAAATATAAATCTTATCATGATTTAGATGTAATGAGGACAGCATGAAAGAAAAGAATAGGAACTACAAGTGTTACTCCAAAGTAACTCCAATCGTTTTTCGTGACCATTGTTATGGTTTCGAAGTAAAAGTAACCGAAGTCAATAGTGTTTGGTCACAAGACGGCCGCTCAGTGATTTCTAAAAAGTTCTTTGTTGATGAGACAAAGGCAACTGAATACGCAGATAGCGTTAGAGTATAATAGGTCGGCCGCGTGATGGAATGGTAGACATAACAGACTTAAAATCTGTGGCCT